CGGCACAACCATTTGCAGAACAATGGATAACCCGCAGAATATTGTCGGGTTTAAAATTGGTCGAGCTATGGTGGATGAATTAGATGTATTGACCACCGAGAAGGCCAGCGCGTCATGGAATAAGATTATTGCGCGTTTACGCTGGGATGGTGTACAAAACGGCATTGATGTAACCACAACGCCAGAAGGGTTTAAATTCACCTATGAACGCTTTGCCAAGATGGGCGGCGATAAATACGGATACATTCAGGCATCGACCTATGATAACGAGGCCAATCTGCCTAGTGATTATATTGCCTCGTTGCTCGAAACCTATCCAGAGCAATTAATAAGCGCGTATTTGCGCGGCGAATTTACCAACTTAACAAGCGGCACAGTTTACCGTTCTTATGATCGGAATAAACACCGCAGCACTGAATCAATACAGCATAATGAGCCGCTTAAAATCGGCATGGATTTCAACGTTACTAAAATGGCTGCGACGGTTTACGTTATTCGTAACGGTAACGAGTTTCACGCTGTCGAAGAAATAACCGATGGATTTGATACGCCTGCAGTGATTGAGATATTGCGCGAAAAGTATCAGGGGCATTCAATGACGATCTATCCCGATGCCAGTGGCAAGAACCGCAAGAGCGTCGGCGCTTCATCGTCTGACATTGGACATCTAGAGGGCGCAGGGTTTAAAATACGCGCCAAGGCGTCAAACCCATTTGTTAAAGATAGGGTTAATTCTCTCAATGCAGCATTTGAAAACGGTTTGCTGTATATTAACGATTTGACCGCACCCACAACAGCCGATAATTTAGAGCAGCAAGTTTACGGTAAAAACGGTGAGCCAGATAAGGCAAGCGGCAAAGATCATCAAAACGACGCAACCGGCTATCCGATTGCGTATGAAATGCCGATTCGTAAACCAATCGCACAAGTTGCCACAAGGTTCGCAATATGAATATCAGAAATAAAGTTGATCTATGCAGCACCATATTGACCGAAACAAACCCGCAATACGATGATGCTGTTAAAAGTTGGCAGCTAGTCGAAGATGCGACCGCAGGACAGTTTAGAGTTAAGGCGCAGGGCGAGAAGTATCTGCCAATGCCAAACCCTGACGACACCACACGCGCTAATCAAGATCGTTACGATCAATATTTGTTAAGGGCGGTATTTTATAACGTCTGTTTTAAAACCTTATCGGCTATGGTGGGTGTAGCGTTTAGAAAGCCGCCAACCACTGATTTGCCTCTTAGTATTGAATATATAATCGACAATGCAGACGGAGCAGGTCTTAGCTTAGACCAACAGGCACAGTGGACGTTATCCGAAGTTATTAAGAAAGGCCGAGCCGGTTTATTAGTTGATTACCCGCCGGTGGCCAGTGATACCTCTATGGCTGATGTGAATAACGGCATTAGGGCAACGATTAAAACCTACAGCGCCGAATCTGTTCTGGATTGGAACGAAGAAAAGACGTTAACGGGTTCACGCCTCAATTACGTTAAAATCCAAGAGTGTGAAAGCATTATTGACCTTGAGACTGGTTTACGCGAAGATGTTAAGACCTTCTTGGTATTGCGATTGATTGATGGTGTTTATTCTATTCAGAAAACACTCGATGAAACAATGGACACAGGTGAACGAATAGAGCCAAGGCAAGCTAATGGTTCTACCTTTGATTTTATCCCGTTTATATTTACCGGTTCGGAAAACAACAACCCCGACATTGATCAGGCGTTGCTGTACGATTTGGCGGCTATCAATATCGCGCATTATAGAAACAGTGCAGATAACGAGGAGGCTAGTTTCATAACTGGTCAACCGACACTGGCGGTAACATCGTCTTTGAGTTCTAACGAATGGCAAGAACAGAACCCTAACGGCGTTGTTATTGGGTCGCGCCGTGGTCATTTCTTGGGCGAGTCTGGTTCTATGATTTTGGTGCAAGCCGACCCGAATAATCTGCCCCGCGAATTGATGAAAGACAAAGAAGCGCAGATGATTAGCTTGGGCGCTCAGTTGGTAAGCCCTAACAATCAAGAAACAGCATTCACTACAGGCGTCAACCTAGCGACCAACACCAGCGCACTATCTTTAGCAGTTGGTAATGTTTCCGACGCTTATGAGCAGTGTTTGGCGTGGGCTGATTTATTTATGTCTACATCGGCAAGTGAAGTGGTTTACGCTATCAATTCAGACTTCTTCCCCGCTCAAGTGGATGCGCAAACTATTACTGCATGGGTCGCCGGTATTCAAGGCGGGGTGTTGCCACAAACAGCGTTTAATGATTTATTGAGAGAGGCGGGTTTAACCTCGTTAGACGATCAGGAAATTGGCGAAGAATTAGAGGGCAGCACAATGGGTATTGATCTTGCCTAACCCCTCGGTAGACGCAAACGCTAGGCATCAGCTATATATTGAGCGCCTTGCCGCGACTAATGCTAATACGCTTGATCCAGAGCTAAAAGCGTTGGCCGCTTATGTTCGTGCGCGCCTAGCCGCCGAGGGTTCTACTATTCCCAGTAAGCGCGTTATGCGTGAAATAATACGAGATGTAAAAGCAAAGTTTTCCAGAACATACGATAAGTGGCAGAACCAGACCGGCAAATTTCTTGATGAGTTAAACCGCTATGAAACGCAATTCCAGACAACACTGCTCGACAAAGAAACGACAGACAATTTCACGCCGGTTAAACCAAAGAACTCCACAGCTAAAGCAGCGGCAGAAAATACGCCGTTAATGATTGGGTCTAATGGTGGCGCTGTTGCCCTTGCCGCTTTGGTTGGTAATTTCAGCAAGGCCGAAACCAAGAAAGCCACAGCATTAATCGAAGCCGGTTTTTATAATGGCAGCTCGACCAGTGACATTTCGGCATCCATCGCAGGGACAAGGAAAAACAGTTTTAAAGATGGCGTGATGTTAGGCACTAAGCGGAACGCCAAAAGCATAAGCAAAACGTCAGCCGTTCACGTTTCCAATACCGCTAAGGGGATTGTCTACGATGAAAACGAACGGGCTGTTAAGGGTTGGATTGTTACCTCTGTTCTGGATAATCGCACAAGCAAAACGTGTTTCACTGGAGCCACAAAAGTGACTCCATGTTTCGATATAGAGAAGTTATATCGCGCCAAGTATACCGGCGAGATTATCACAATCGCTCTTTCCACTGGCGAGAAGATCGAAGGAACCCCTTGTCACCCTGTACTCACGCAAGAGGGTTGGACTGCTCTTGGTGAAATTGACCCAAGCAATCATATCGTTTATGCCGCTGGTGGCGATGTCGCCAGAATCAGAGGCAACCAAAACATAAGTGTGGAAACCACCTTTGCCGAGCTTTTTGATTCTCTCAGCAAGTCTGCCGGTTTGGATATAGTACGGTCTGAAAGTGCCTCGACAACAGATTTCTATGGCGACGCTGTGGGATTTGATGGCAAGGTCGATATTGTGGATGCCGAACGCCATCTGAGGGGTGACGTCAAACCCAGCTTTTTCAAGCGAGTTAAAAACTATTGTTTCGGAAGCGTTGAGCTTACCTCCCGCTTCAATGCCTTTCGCTCTGCTCTCTCTAAGACTGGCAGGCTGTTTCCAGTTGTCGAGACCTCTAAGCTCACAACCTGCTTTCTTAAGCGCTTCGAAAATGCAGGACTTAGAGATAGACAAACGCCGTTCTATTTCGCTAGGTCTAACACCCTGATTGAAAAGCTCAACGGCTTGAATTTTTTCCCTTTTAACTTTGTCAGAAACGTACCCTCTAGTGGTTGGCTCCCTGAGACCGAGGTGGTGCAGAAAGCTAGTAACGGTGGTGGTGGTGGTTTTGTAGCGTTTAGCGATACTTCCAGCGGTTTCGCCGCCGAGGTAACTGCTGCTAATGTCATCGGAAAAAGCTCCGAGTTTAAATCGTGTCATGTTTATACCCTCCAAACAGGTCAAGGTTATTATATATCAGGTGGTATTATAGTCAAGAATTGCCGAGGGCTAGACGGAAAGCAAGTAGCTAGAGGTGAGAATTTCAGCAAACCGCCATACCATTTAAACTGTCGTACTGTCGCTAGGCCATGGCTACGCGAAGATTTAGAAGCTATCAAAGGTGCAGAGCGAGAGACAAAAGGCGCAACGGGTGAAGAGTTCGAGCCAACCAAAAAAGATTATTATGCTTGGCTAAAACAGCAGCCGGCTTTTTTTCAAGATGATGTGCTAGGAGCGACCGAGGGCAAGATATTCAGAAACGCAGGATTAACACCGCAACAATTCAAAACAGCAACAATCAAACGAGACGGTACACCGTTGACCATTGACGAGATGGCCGCAAAAGATGCCCGTATTGCCGAATATTTGGCAGAAGGGAAATAGTACGATACAATCACAATAGTTGGCAGAGCCGGCACCAGACACCCTTGGAGGGAAAATGGATATAACACCAGAAATACAGGCAATTTTAGACGCACAAAAAGAAGAATTAACCGCGAGCTTTGAAGAATCCACAAAGGGCTTGAAGGAGTCGCAACAAAAACTTCTAGCGGAAAAGAAGGCAGAACAAGAAAAGCAGCAATTGTTAAGCGAAGAGGCCGAAAAGGTTAGGCTTGAGAAAGCAGCGCAAGATAAAGACGTTTCTACATTGTCAGAATCTTACGAAGCTAAACTTGCAGCCGAACGCGAAACACTGGCAGCTTTACAGGCTGAAAACGAAAAGCTACATAATGGTATTAAACAGGGCGAGATTTCAAAATTAGCTAATGGTTTTGTTACTGCCAACATTGTAGACGATGCTTTCAGTCGCCAAGCTATGCAGGACGTTTATTCTAAGCGCCTTGATATACGCGAAGGCAAAACAGTTGTGTTAGACCTTGATGGGAACTTAACGGCTTTAAGCGTTGAGGATTTAAACAAGGAGATTATGAGCTCGAGCATTTACGCGAACCATATAAAATCTAATAGCTCAACAGGTGGCGGAGCCACTGGAAGTAGAAGTGCCGACAGGGTTGGCAGTACAAACAAGAAATTTTCGGAGTTAACAGCCGAGCAAAAAGTTCAACATTTGAACGACAACCCTTTAAAACGCATAGGTAATTAAAATGGCACTTTCAGATTTTCAAGTATTTAACGATTTCGCTTACAATTCATTTGTAACCACTTACCAACAAAACGCCGAGCTATTTAATGGTGCTTCTAACAATGCAATCCAATTGCGTGTTAATGGCTTCTCTGGCGATTACAAGTCTAAATCACAATTTGAGAACTTAGCTTCTTTAGTTGGCAACCGCGATGCGTCAAGCACTGCCGCTGCTACTGAACATGCTATAGCTGAGTTGTTACAAGTAGATGTTAAAGTCGGTATGGGTACGCCTAATATCAGTTACACAAACACTTCATTCGATTACACCCAACGGGACCCAGCCGAAGCCGGTGTTTTGTTCGGTGAAGCAATCGCTGAAGGTGCAATGGCTTATCAGTTGAACTCTGCGTTATCCGCTTTAGTTGCTTCTGTTGCAGCTGCTGACGTTACTTATGACGGAACAGCCGCTGTTGCTTCTCTTGAGTCTTTAAATGCGGGCGCTGGCAAGTTTGGTGATCGTCGTCAAGCTATTACAGCTTGGGTTATGCACTCTAAATCAATTACCGACATTTATGCCGGTGCTTTGGCTAACTCAAACCGCTTGTTTGAATTCGGTACTATTCAAGTAATGGATGACGGTTTTGGCCGCCCATTAATTATGACCGATTCAGACGCATTGCATTTTGACAACGCTGGCACTGAAAACTATCACCAACTTGGTTTGGTTGCCGGTGCTATCGCTGTTGAAGATCAAGGCGACTTGCGCGTCTATAACGACATTGATTTGAGCGAAGCTAACGCCAAGCAATTGATGAAAGTCGAAGCTACTTTCGGCGTTGGTATCAAAGGCTACACTTGGAACACTGCTGTAGTTAAGCCTGACGATGCCGCTCTTGCATTAGCCGGTAACTGGTCTCGTGTTGCTAATCTTGGCTTGAAAGATACCGCAGCGGTTAAAGTAACTACTCTATAATGAGTAGTTCAACCGTGTTAACTTGCAAGAGGGGCGGCAACGTCTTTCTTGTTAGTGCGGACTCTTTTTCAGCCGTTGATTTTAACGGTGTCACTATTCAAAGCGGTGTTCAATATTATATTGATAAGGCCGTTGCGAGCGGGGCTGACTATGAAGCTCCAAAGGTAACAAGAAAGAAAGCAGCAAAGAAATAATAAAAGGGGTGAAAGCCCCTTTTTTTATGGTGGTTTTATGACGATCAGAAACGAATTATTAGAAGATATCCTCAATGGCAATCCGACCAGTTTTTTAGAGGGTCGAGATTTTAGAGCATACAAAGAATTAAACATCGGTAACGGATTATCCCAAGTTTTAGAGATTGTCGTTCCTGTAGATATTTACTTGGAACGAATATCATTAAATATTGACGGCGGTCATGCTCGTTATTCATCAGTAGCAGGCGGCACAAGTACAGGCTCAAGCGTAGTATTGCCGACTGTATTTAATAAGAATTCAAGAAGCGATGCAGGCGACTACACCAGACAATTAATCCCGTCGGTAGTCGATGGCTTTACGGGCGGCACTGAGCTAGATGTTGCGCGTGTTAAAACCGGAACAAGCACGCAAGCCGTTAGTGTTATTGAAAACGCACAA